CAACAAAAGGAATGATTGAAGAGGCAAAAAAGGGACTGGAATGGAGAAAAGAATTTGGAAGAGGAGGGACCGAAGTTGGATTAAGGACAGCTCGAATGATAATCAACAATGAGTTGACAATTGGAAGAGTCAGAAAGATGTTTGCTTATTTTGAAAGACATGAAACTTATAAAAGCTCTGAGGGTTTTAGACCTGGAGAGGATGGTTATCCCTCAAATTCTAGGATTGCTCACAGTTTATGGGGAGGAGATTCTGGTCATGCATTTAGTGAAAGAAAGAGAAACGAGATACTCAAAGAGGAGGAAAGAGCAATATCAAAAAAAAATGTCAAGGCTTTAGAAAATAAAGTCAAAGACCACAATGAAGATGTTAAGGATTTGAAAGTTTCTTGGAATCCAAGAGTCACACTAGCAAAAATGAAAAAAGTATTCGATAGAGGCAAAGGAGCATTTGTTACAAATCCCCAGTCAGTGCGACCAGGGCAAAATCAAACAAGCTGGGCTTTTGCGAGATGTAATTCTTTTTTATATGCTTTAAAGAAAGGGAAATTTAGAAGTGGGAAACATGATACTGATTTGCTTCCAGCAAAGCATCCAGTGGTTTTAAAAATGAAAGAAAAAAAATAATAAAATGAAAAAAGAAAAAAGACACATAAAAAAAGTAATAGAAGATGAGAAAGAAGTTCATATCATTTTCGGTAAGTCTGAAGAGTGGGAGGGAATAGAAATGGAAGAGAGAAAGGCTCATGATGATGAAGAGAAAGACTATCATGAAGAGGAGAAAATAATGCATGATGAAGAGGACAAAATGCATCATGAAGAGAAAGAGATGGATGATGAGGAAAGAGATGCTCATTACAAAGTTTTATTAGAAAAATTAATGGAGCTTATAAAAGAATCAGACTCAGAGATGATGGAAGAGGAAAGAGATGCTCATTACAAAGACATTGTAATGAAAATAAAAGAGTTGTTGATGGAGGAGTATGATAGAATGGACCATGAGGAAAAAATGGGACATGAGGAAGATGAAGAGAAAGACTATCATGAGGAAGAGAAGATGGACCATGAAGACAAAAGAGAATTAAGGTCTCAAAAAAATGAGAAAAGATTTTTCACTTGTAAAATAGAAACAAGAGTCAAGAAAGATGGAGATAGAAAAATTGTTGTTGGTCATGCTTCTGTTTTTAACAAAATGAGTGAAGACTTAGGAGGTTTTAGAGAGATAATCAAGCCAGGTGCTTTTGATAATGTTTTAAAAGATGATGTTAGAGTATTTTTTAATCATGATGCGAATCTTATCTTAGGGAGAACAAAATCTGGCACAGCTAAAATCTCAACCGATAGAGAGGGGCTTGTTTATCAATTTGAAGTTCCAGACACTACCTATGGAAGAGACTTGCTAGTCTCAATGGAGAGAGGAGATGTGAATCAATCATCATTTGCTTTTAGTGTTGAGAAAGACTCATGGTCAGAAAAGAATGGAAGAGACATAAGAACAATTGAAAAAGTTGCAAGGCTCTATGATGTGAGCCCAGTTTCTATTCCAGCTTATCCTGATGCTGATTCTTTGCAAGTTGCAAAAAGAGGATTAGAAAAATTTAAGAACAATGAAAAAAACAAATCTTATTCAAAAAGAGAACTATTAGATTTAAAAATAAATATATTAAAAAGAAAATAAAATGAAAAAAAGTTTAGAATTAAAAGAAAAGAGGTCTGAGCTTGTTAATGAACTTGAAGCAATTCATGATGTTGCAAAAACTGAAAAGAGAGATTTAACAAAGTCAGAGACTTCTAATGTTGATAAAGTGTTATCAAATATAGACAAATTAGATGTTGACATCGAAAGAGCTGAGAAAGTTGAGGCTCAATTGAGAAGCAATGCAAAACTTGCTGGAGCATCAATATCAACTCCAAAAGCTGATAAAAGATATTCAATCCAAAAAGCAATAAATGGTTATATGAACAACGATTTATCTGGCTTAGAGAAAGAGTATGACCAAGAAGCTAGAAGAAATAACACCATCACTGGTGTTGGAATTCCTTTGTTTGCAATGGGGGAAACTCGTGCAGCTCAAACAACATCAAACGCTAGTGGGTTGATTCCAACAGAGGTTGGTGCTTTTGCTGAGACTTTACAAAACAAAACTGTTTTGGGAGACTTGTCAACTTGGATGTATGGATTAACTGGAGACATGAAGCTCCCAACTCTATCTGGAACAACAGCTGGATTTGGAACTGAGGTTGCTAATGCTCCTGATGCTGAAACAGTAGTAAATCGAGAAACTTTACAACCAAGAAAGCTTTCAGCTCACATGGATATTTCAAAAATGTTATTACAACAAACAAATGGGTCTGTTGAGAATATCATTAGAACTGACATTCAAAATGCTATTGCTTCAGTTTTAGAAAGTGCTGTTTTAGGAAATGAGGATGGAACTGGTGCAATTCCAAAAGGAGTTTTCCAAGCTGGTGGCAACAACACAGCTGGAGTTGCAACTAGAGCTAATGTAATTGAGTTAATCAAAAAGCTTGAGGAAAACAATGCTGATGGTGGGAGAACTGCTTTCTGTTTAACTCCAGGAGCAAAGGCGAAACTACAATCTTTACCTGCTGATGTCGTTGATACAAGTGGAGCATCAACTCCATTATTTTCTATGGATAACAAAATCATGGGAATCGATGCAAGAGTCACAAACAACGTAGCAACTGCTGCTGGTGTTGGCGAGGGACTTGTTGTTGGAATGTGGGATGATTGTGTGATTGGTCAATTTGGAAATGCTCTTGATGTAGTAGTTGACCCATTCACAAAAGCAATATCTGGCGAAGTTAGATTAGTTGTTTTATCTTACTGGGATGTAATTTTCAGAAGAGCAAATTCTTTCCAATATAGATTTATTGAAGTATAATAAATTCAATTTGGAGATTGAAATTTGGATAAAAATTGATGGGGAAAATGAGCAATTTTTTGTTTCATTTCCCCTCCAATTTTAGCTAATACAGCAAAAACAATGAATTCGTTTTAAGACCATTTTCAAGCGATTTAAGCGACTTTCACTCCTTTAAGGTATGTTGATATCAAAAAGTTATGAACCTCGTTTTACTAGATATGGAGAAAATAAAATTTAAAAATTAAAAAAAAGAAAAAAAAATGGCGAGAAGCTTGAAAATTTCGACCCCATCAGTGCTCAAATTAGTGACATTAGCTGAGGCAAAAACTCATCTCAGAGTTGACTTTTCTAATGATGATAATTACATTAATGACCTCATTGATTTGGCTCAAGAGCTCATTGAGGAATATTGCAACATTGCAATTTATGAGCAAGAATTAGTCCAACAATGTGACACTTGGGATGAGACATTTAATTTGTTGAGAGGTCCAATCATTCATGTTGACAGTTTAACAGTTTCATCAATTAAATATTTTGACACCAATAATGTTCAACAAACTTGGGCTTCATCAAATTATGATGTTGACAAAAATTCAAAGCCTCCAAGAATCTATCCCTCAGACAATACAATTGATGATTTTCCAGATTTAGCTGACAGAATATTTCCAATTGAAATCACTTACAAAGCTGGATTATTAGATTCTCAAACAGCTTTGACTCCCAAAATATTAAAACAAGCTTGTTATCTTTTGATTGGTCAATTTTATGAAAATAGACAACCAGTCATTGTTGGGAGAAGTGTTTCTCAAATACCCATGACAGTCAAGTTTCTTTTAGATAAACATAAAGTTCAAACATTTGGTGTTTCTGAATTTGTTGGAATATGATAACGATTGGCTCATTAGATAGAAGAATTTTAGTTCAAAGGATGGACACTTCCGACCTAGATGAAATGGGAGGATTTGTTCAAAGCTTTCAAAACTGGGATTTCTTTTTTGCAAATATTGAATGGACAAACACTAGCTTGAAAGAAACTGAGGACAAAAAATTTGCAACTCAGACTGTGAATTTTATCATAAGGAATGTGAGTGACAATGCTATGAAAATAAATGCTGGAGATGAATATCGAATCGCTTATCCATTAAATAATGATTCTACTGATGCAAATACACAATATTATACAATAGTAGGAACTCAAATTATGCCAGGAAGAAACACATTTAAAAAAATAATCACTAAACTAGAAGCTAGAGGCATCCCACAACAATGATAACAGTAGATTTTGATAAGAAGATGCAAAGGCAAATTGAATTAAGTTTGATGAACTTGGGGGCTGATATGAGAAAAAATAAAAGACAAATCTCAAAAGAGGTGCTCAAACCATCAGCTCAAATCATTTCCAAAGAGATGAAATCGATTGCTCCAAAATTGAAAGGAGCTCAATCGTTTAACGTATATAGAACTCCCAAGCTGAGTGGAAAACTAAAAGCACCCAAAGGGATGGGAAAAATCTATGTTAAAATAAAGCCAGGACAATTGAAAAAATCAATTGCTCCTTATCAAACAAAAGCTGGGAGGAAATCTCCTTATTTTCTTATTGGTCCAAAATATAAATTTGGAGTCTGGACAAAGCCAGAGAAAGGGGGTTGGTTTATGCACTTTGTGCAATTTGGAACTGACACTGTAAAGGCTCAACCTTTTGTTGGAACAGCTTTAAGAAACAAAGGAAGTCAAGCTGGAAAATTGATGGAGAACAATTTAAAAATACTTACAAAGAAAACTGCAAAAAAAAATAAATTAGAATTAAAATGATAGAAAAAGCAATCATATCTAGAGCCAGTGGAGAAGCTAGGTTTGGAGGTGTTGATTTCACTTTTGGGATTAACAATGCCAATTCAAGTGTTGATGAGCCAAATGGGAGAGATTATATTGTTTTTTACAGATTGAACACTGAGCCTAATTCAACAAAAGGATTTCCAGGAAATACAACTGGAAAATCTTTTCTTGACACAGCTGATGTCCAATTCAATTGCTATTCTAGAACAGCCATTGGAAGTGCAAATCTCGCTGAATATGTGAGAGGTGTTTACGATAGACTGTCAGGTACTTATGGAGGGATTGAAGTTCAATCAATGGATTTAATTAACATGGAGACTCTATTTGAATTCAATGAGACTGTTAACACTAAAGGGTTTTATCAAGTTTCATTGGTTTTTTCATGTAGATTCAAACCACAATATCAATAAAATTATGCACAAAAAAAGAATATTAAAAAAAGACCTTGATTATGGTTTTGAAATCATGAAGAAAGGCTCAACGATAACAATTACAGAAACAGTTGAAAAGAATTTAGAGGAAAAGGGATATTTAGAATCAAACGATAAAAATAAAAAAGAATTAGTAACTAATAAAAAAATAAAAGAAAATGGCAACAAATAATGTAATGAATGGGACTATCATGGTTTTTAAATATGGTACAGACCATGCAACAAATGATGCTTTGGCTTTCTCAACATCAGCTTCACTTTCATTCTCAATGGACACTAGAGACATCTCTAACAAAGGCTCATCTGGTTTCAGAGAACTATTAGAAGCTCAAATGTCATGGAGTCTTTCTGTTGAGGGACTTTATGCTGTTAAGGATGCTTCTGGAAGTAACATCAAAAACTACAATCAACTTTTAGATATGTTGAAGACTAGGACTGCTGTCTATGTTGAGATAGGAACTGGTGAAACTGGAGACTCATATTATCATGGACAAGCTTTCATAACAAGTCTTGAGAAGACAGCTCCAATGGAGGACAATGTGACTTTCTCAGCTAGTTTTGAGGGCACTGGCGAACTTACAGAAAGCACACAATAAAGATTTGAGTGGAGAGCTGAGAATACTATCTTGTCTAGTTTTCTTGGCTCAAAACTCTTTTTTAAAAAACTGACAAAATGTATGATTATATAAAAATTAATGAGAAATCTTATGCAATTAAATTTGGTTTTAATTGCTTGAGAAAATTTACAAAAAAGACAAACACTAAACTCAGTGATTTGGATGCCTTAGGAGAGAATATGACTTTGGACACTGCAATGATTTTGATTTGGTGTGGGTTAGAAGATGGAGCTAGATGCTCTAAAGAAAAATTTGATTTTACTATTGATGACTTGGGAGATGCCTTAGACAGTGACATGACCATCATTGATAGAGCAATGAAGATTTTCACTGAGCACTTAGGAGGGGGGAAAAAAGATAAAAAAAAAGCGACCAAGAGCAAATAGAAGTTGACTTTGATTTTATTGAAAAGATTGGGCTGGGTAAACTTGGGCTCAATTTTGATGAGCTTTACAATATGACCCCAAGGGTTTTTTGGAATGCTTTCGATGGATGGTTTGAAGTGGAAGAGTCAAAACAAAGAGCCGATTGGATTCGTTCGAGATGGATGACTTGCTATCTTTTAAACGTTCATCTCCCTAGAAATAGGAGGGTTGAACAGCAAAAGCTAATCAAGTTTGATTGGGAAGAAAATATGAGTGAGATTAAAACTTATGAAGAGACTTTAGAACTTATTGAAAAAAACAGAAAAAAGAAAAGAGCAAAATGAGTGATGCAAAATTAAATGTAGTTTTAGGAGCAAAGACAGCTGAATTCAACAAAGCCTTAAAAAGTGCTTCAGCTAGATTCTCGAAATTTGGAAAGCAACTTCAAAGAACTGGAAGAAATCTAACAAGAAATCTGACTGTCCCATTGTCACTAGCTGGAGGAGCATCAATCAAGATGTCCCTAGACTTCCAAAAATCAATGACACGAATTCAAACTCTAGTTGGGAAATCAACTGAAGAGATTGAAGTGATGAGTGAGAAAGTTTTAGAGCTTTCTGGAGAAACTGCAAAAAGCCCAGTTGAGTTAGCTGATGGGCTTTATTTTCTTGAGTCAGCTGGTCTAAGAGGTGCCAATGCTTTAAGCACCTTAGAAGCTGTTGCAAAGGGCTCAGCGAGTGGCTTAGGAGACATGGAGTCTTTGTCAGTTGTTGTTGCTTCAGCTCAAAACGCTTTTGGAAAAGAAACAATTTCAGCAAGTGAGGCACTTGACAAATTTGGAGTCATGGTCCGAACTGGTATGTTTGACAGTCAAGAGCTTTCTCAAGTCTTAGGAAGACAGCTTGGATTGGCTTCTAGTCTTGGTGTTTCTTTTGATGAAGTAGGAGCATTGATTTCAACATTTACTCAAACGACTGGAGATGCTACATCAGCAACTAATGGACTCTCGGCAATCTTAATGACACTTGCAAAACTTGAAGCTGAGCCAACAAAGCAACAAGCTGAGGCACTAGAGAAAATTGGTATGTCGGCAAGTGATGTCACTGCAATGGTTGGAGAAGAGGGTTTGATGGGTACTTTAACAACTTTACAACAAAGGTTTGATGAAAATGGAGTTGCAATGGCTTCATTCTTTGGAAAATCCCAAGCCTTAAAAGCTGTTTTGGGTGTCTTAGGAAATCAAACCGAGGCTTACAGAAGCAACCTTGATGCTCTTAAAGAGAGTCATGGTTTTGTTGATGATGCTTTCCAACAAACATCAGAGAAAGAAGCCTTTCAAATGGAGAAAGCACTCAATGGAATTAAGGTTGCATCGGTTGAGCTTGGAAACACATTAGCTCCAGTAGTCACTTTTATCAGTGAAAAATTGATTTCACTAACAGAATTTTTCAGAAGTTTATCAGATACACAAAAACAAAACATCGTTAGGTTTGCTGGGCTGGTTGCTATTCTTGGACCAGCTATCTCTCTCATGGGTGGAATGATTATGAGAGTTGTTGCTTTGACTAAATTTATCACAAAGTACAATGTGGCTCAAAAACTTGCAACAATAGCGATGAAAGCTTTTAACATAGTCACAAAGTTGAATCCAATAGGATTAATCATTGGCTTGATAGCTGGGTTGGTTGTTGCATTCCAACAATTAAGAGATAAGACCAGCGACACTGCTGTCACATTTACGAATTTTTTTAGAAGAGTTTACAATGGTTTTGTGGACTTTGCTAATAATGTTATTGATTCTTTTAATTCCATTGGAAAATATGTAAACATTGAAATCCCTCCATTAAAAAAAGTTGAGTTAGCTGTTGCTGACATTGCTGATGCCTCTGATGAAGCTGGAGAAAGTGTTGATGATTTAGGAGATAAACTTGGAAATATTGATTTGTCAAATCTTCTCGGTGGAGATTTAGATTTAGGAGGGGGGGACACTGGAGATGGAAGTGGAGATGATGGAGATGATGATGAAAGAGAAAAAAAGGAAAAAAGTGCACTTGAAAGAATAAGAAAGCTCAAGCAACAATTTGCTGAATTGACAGCGAGTGATGAAAATGAAAGAGCAAAAATAAGACTGAAAAATCAACTTACAAATGAGCTTTTAGCTGTTGAAGACACAAAGCACTCGGAGGAAGAGAAAGACTTAATTAGACAAAAATTTGCTGAAAAATTTAGACAATTAAATGAAAAAATTGCAAATCAAACTGTTTCAACTTATGACAAAATGGTTGACCAAATACAAAAGACAGTCGATGGAGTTTTAAATGTTGTTAGTCAAGTCACATCAGCTGTTGGTGGCTTGTTAGATGCTCAAGACCAAAAGTCTCAAAGATTATTTGATAATGAGAAAGCACGAAGAGAGGAGGATTATAATGATTGGTATGCTGGAGAGTTAAAGAAGATTGAAGATACCATCATGAGTGAGGAAGCGAAAGAGAATGCAATTGCAAATTTAGATGAGATTGCTCAAACAAGAAAAGAGGAGATGAATGACCAATTAGATGAAAAGGAGAAAGCTCTTAGAATGAAACAAGCTAGAAGAGACAAGGCTTCAGCTTTGATTGGTGCTATTGTTAACACTGCTCAAGCTGTCACAAAAGCCTTGACATTAGGTGTCCCACTGGGACCAATCATGGCTTCAGTTGTTGGGGGATT